GCAACCCTATCTTTCCAATAATCTGAGTCATAGGTAACTGTTCCATTCTCATTTGTATGGCTTTGCGTTACATCCCAAATGGTTAAAGATTTGGCAGCTTTCTCTAAAAACTCTATCTCTTCTTGGGTCATGAAGTTTTCTAGCTCGACAATCATGTCTTTGCTATCTCCAAACCAGCCAGACGGGGTCATAGACGGCGCTCGTTTAACTACGGTGTATGAGTCATTGTTCTGTTTCATATGTTAACTATACCATTTCCTATTCGTAGGCCCTCTTGGTCCAGACTTCTTTTTGATATACCCCGCCATCTGGTACACGGTATTTTTTACTATTTTCTATATTGCTATTCATCATTGTTTGTGTTGAAGGGATAGTGGTTTCAGCTTTCCAATCTTCCCTTAAAAAGGGGATCAGCTGAGCATAAGGGGTCCCTGCTGGTAAAACCCCAGCCCAACCCTCTTGTACAAAAAATGGAAATGACCCAGGAAGGTTAACCTCGTCGTTATCAATAATCCCAGAAACTGTCATAATTGGAAGATCATAACGATTAAGAGGCGACACGTATAAAACACTATACCCATCTGGGACTTTTACTGCCCAATCTGGCATCCAAGCAAAGTGATAGTTATAGTACCCCTCTGGATGCCGAAATTGTGGCATAGGGGGCCTTCTAGTTGCAAACCCTTTATACATTGGATCTTCAATTTTAACATCAATCTGCCCAGCGTCATCTAAGAAGAACTCTATGTCGCAAGGCGTAACCAAGCTATAGCCTGTTGTTAAAATATCAAGAATTGCGGGGCAAGCCTTCCATGTAGGGATTTTTCCATAATCGTTGGTTGTACCTTCTTTGGGAAACGGGCAAACTTCTTTTGGCGCTTTGTAGTATTCCCCAGTTGGCATCTTAGCAAATCTATCTGCATCTTTGTACCATTGTGGCATTAATTTTGAAATTGGAACTGGTTTTGATGCGCTTTCTTTAGTAAGCCAAGGCCTATTACTTATAAAATTAATTATTTTCATTATTAAACCTTGTATTATCAATAACACTAAGCTTTAGGTTTTTTACTTCGTGGGCCCCTACTGACTCCCCCTTTTCGTTTACCGCATTTCTATACCAATCCGTCCATTCGCCAAGCTTATTTACTTCTTGAGCTGCTGCTCCGTACGCACTTACAGTGTCATTATATTCTTTAGTATTAACAAAATTAACAATTTCTATTGACTCATCCTTTAGGGAAGTCAAAGATATAGGAATTATAGTTGCTATTGGAGTTCCTGCTTTAATAATGATTTCTTGGTTAGGTATTCTACATTTAATTGCTAATGGAAAATCAGTATTTAAGAATGAAGTTGATATTAAAGAGGATACTACTTCAAAGTTTTCATTAAAATAGTTTTGAGGGGTGATTGTCAATACGCTTACATCCTGAGCAGTTCTTAGAATAAACCCAGTGTTAAAACTAATTGTAGCCTGCCCTCTACCCGTGTAAACGTACTCTGTACCTTCTAAAATTGTTACGTTATCGCTACTTGTATCATTTACGCCATTCCAAATAAACTTTAAATCTATTGGCAAAGAGATAGCCCAACCAATAACATTAGCAGAGGTTACTGGGTGACACCTATAAGCATGGCCTTGAGGGGTTTCATCCATCCAGTCACGCTTAATAGACATTGGCTCTATGTTTAATGCCGTTGGTGTTCTTTTATAAGCTGTGATAATTGGCATTATGATCCAGTTTCTTGATACATTTCTGCGGTATGGTACTTCTCGCTGTAATCAAGCATTGTTACTAATGAGTATTTTGTTCCAGAGTGAACAACCTTTGCTTGGTGCGGGTACATAAAGTTTGACGGGAATAGCACAACATCCCCAGCCTTTGGGATATAAGTTAGCCCTTGAAGCCTAAAGAATAGCTCTCCGCCTTCAAAGTCATCATTAATATAGGCAACTAAAGATAGAGTACAGTTATACGAGAACCCGTGGTCATGGTGTTCCATAAAGTGCTGACCAGGCTCGTACTTGATGTAGTTAAAAGCTTCCCAGTACCTTAAGTTATTAATGTTAAAGCGTTTGCAATAATCCTCTACTGTTAACTTTTGTCTATCATAACAATCTTGCCAAATCCCCTGTAGCTGAGTGGATGCTTCAGATTTATCGTTTTGAATATCTGTTTTTTTAAATTTAAAGTCAACGCAGTCTCTATATTCTGGCATTCTTTGCCTATACCCTACGTAGGCTGGTTGCCAACTATAGTGGGGGTTATCATTTCCTAAAACTTGTTCCAGCCTATTAATGATGTCTAATTCTGTTGGCAGAACGTCGTGGTAAACAAAAATGCCTGGACCAATTTCTTCGTAGCTGCTCCAGGGTGCTGATATTGTAGTTTCTGCATTCATATGTTCTCCTATTTTAGTTGTGGCTCAAAAGGTTTATATCTGTCATAACAACAACACAATATTTTGTTCCTGTTTTCATTGGTAAAGAGGCATGTTCGTAGATATAGTTTGAGGGAAAGATGGCTATATCCCCAACCTTTGGAGTATGCACAAAGTTATCTAATCTTGGAAACTTAATCTCTCCGCCTTCGTAATCATCATTAATATAGATTACCGCAGAAACGGTACAGTTATAAGCAGGGCCGTGATCAGCATGAATATTAAAATGAGTGCCCTCACCTTCATATTTTACAAAGTTAAATGCTTCGTAATATGTAACATTTATGCCCCAGTAGTGGGCATAGTCGTCAATACACAGTTTTAACTTTTGATATATCTCTTCATGAAGGTCAATTAAGTCCGCATTAGACTCGTCCCTTGGCCCTAGGTTCTCTTGTTTATATCTAAAATCTACACAGTCTCTTGCCTTTTTGATCGGTACGTCAGAGTTTGTTACTTGGGCCTCTGACCATTTATATTTGCTACCAGTAGACAAGTTAGACTCAAGCGTGTTGATGTATCTTTTAGAGTCATCTAAAGAAAAAGTATTATGATAAACATTTAGCCCCAATCCTGGGTTGCTAATAGTGATATTGCTTTGAGGCATTAACCTTGCAACCCGATCTGAAACCGTCTCAGACCTATCTTTTGTGAACCAAGGGTTTTCGTTTTCATTATAAATATCCATAGAGCACCCTACCACTTATCAATTGGGCAAGTAGCATGCGCCATAGTAGTTTTTATTTTCATAAAACATCCGCATTTTTTACATTGAGAGGTTAATTTAATTAGTTCAGGGCACGCCTTGCAGATGTCAAATCTATCTTTTGCAACTGACGCTTCCACATATTCTGTGTTTGGGTTTAATAAATCCCAAGGCTTTGCTTTTCTATGCGCTTCCATATCGTTAAGCGCTTCTTTATTTTTTTCTTTATAAATTTCCCACGCTGATTTTTCAGACATCTTATGCTCCAAGTTATAAAAGTTATTTAATTACTTACAAAACCAGTTTCAACAGTGTACGTCCAACCAAGTTGTACATCTAACTCAGCTGGGATCTCTACCGCTAAAGGATGAGATGCCATAATTGACCAAAAACTTTCATCTGAAGCTACAGGTAATACTACTCCATCTTCCGACTCAACTTCAAAAAAGAATTTAGAGCTTTCTTTTTCTGCTCTTTTTGCCTCAGTTACATCTCTAAATTGATAATTTCCAAAGATAATTTCAGGCATAGGGGGCACTAAATTCATTATTTTTTCAACTACGTTATTTAAAATAAAAGCTACTTTAATAAAAGTAATATTTGAAGTTAACAAATCAGGTTCTGCGCCTTGTACAGTAAGGCCCCCATCAAGATTTAAAACCACATCAACACCCTTTCTTTTTGTTATAGTACAAGCATATCATTAATTTGAACTTTAGCAATAAAGATCATAATTTCCACAACCATAGAAACAATAGCTGTAGCAACAGCCATACTCACAACTACCATTACAGCATTGAGCATTGCTAGAACAATTAGCAAATTGGCCTGAACAAGCAGGGAATGAAGGTGGGAAGAATGGTGGGAAAAATGGTGGGAAAAACGGTGGGAAGAACGGGAAGAATGGGAAGTAAGGTGGGAAGAACGGTGGGAAGAACGGGAAAAATGGGAAGAAGGGTGGAAAGAATGGCGGGAAGAATGGAAAGAATGGCGGGAAGAATGGTGGGAAGAATGGAAAGAATGGCGGGAAGAATGGCGGGAAGAATGGGGATAACGTAGTAATAGATCCAGATGCAGCAGAAGCAATGCTTGTGCCGTTAGCGTTTGTTGCGGTAACAGTATAAGTCTGAGAAGTGCCTGCGGTATCATTAATAACAATTGGAGAAGTAGATCCTGTTCCAGATGTACCATCAGAACCAGTTACTGTAAAGCTAGTAATTGTAGATCCACCAGTTGCTGGTGCTGAGAAAGCAATAGAGTTTTGGTTAACTCCAGCAGTTGGAGTTGGGGCAGACATTGTTGCAGGAACTGTTGTTGCGGTAATAGAAGATGAGGCTGTAGATGCCTGAGAGGTTCCCGCAGCATTAGTAGCTGTTACAGTAAATGTGTAGGCTGTGGCAGACTGAAGTCCAGCTACTGTAATTGGAGAAGATGACCCAGTTCCAGTATATCCGCCAGGAGATGAAGTTACAGTAAATGATGTAGCAGCAGGAGATAGTGCGGGCAAGGAAAAGGTAACTGTTGCTGCGCCATTGTTAAACGCCCTGCCTGTTCCAACATTTGTAGCAGATACGCTTGTCGGTGCTAATGGCTCTAGAAAGTCATTAGATGCAGCAGAACGTTTACCCGTCTTCTTAGCCATTTATAATTCCCTATTACGCTGTCAGATCGCCGTAAACAACCCAGGTGTTTGTTGCTCTTTTAAAGAGAGTTGCAGTTGACCACTGTGTTCTAAGTTTTAATCCTGGTGTTGAGTTTACTGTTACTCCAGCATCTCCTGCAATTGTTACCTGACCTGTTGAGGTTTGAAGGATATCAATTGAGGTTCCGACTGGATATGCTACTGCTGCATTTGTTGGAATTGTGATTGTTGTTCCAGATGCTGAAGCAACTTCGATTAGTGAATCTCTTTCAGTTAATGCTGATAGTGTATACGAAGCAGTTTTTTGAATAATTGGTGTACGTGATGGAACACCTTCTTTTGTCTGTGTACCGTCTGTAAATGCAATTCCAGATGCTGCAACTGTTACAGTTCCAGTAAAAGTGGGGCTAGCAAGTGGTGCCTTTTCAGATAAACTTGTTGATAGACCTGAAATTTTAGACTGAGCAATTGCTGCTGAAGCATTAATATCTCCATCTACAATTGTTCCATCTGCAATCATTGCTGATGTAACTCCGCCAGTTGCGATATCAAGTGTTCCTGGTGTAGATTCTGTAAGACCAGAACCTGCTGAAATTGCCTTAGCAGCATTAAATGCTACATATGTTACGTTTGTTGTTCCAATTGTGATTGCTGATGTATTAGAGCAAACATATCCATAACCTGAACCAATTGTACCTTCAAGTACTAGAGTAAAATCTCCACCCTTAAGTTCGCCATCAGGTGTATTATCTGCATCTGCTGCACGTGACCATGCACTTGCTGATACTACATAAATACCATTTTGAGTTTGTGTTGTTTGATCCTTAACAAGAACACGGTCTCCAGCAATTACTGATACGCCATCAATTGTCTGTGTTCCACTTAGTGTAATATTTGCTGTTGTAGCAACACGTACTGGCTGGTGGAAATTAAGTCCAGCTACAACATTATCTACATATGCCTTTGTTGTTGCATGTAGGTCTACTGTAGGTGCACCTGAAAGTGTAAGTGCTCCTGTCATTGTTCCGCCAGCAAGTGGTAGACGTGCAGTCAGCTGTGTCTGTACTGATGAAGTAACTCCATCAAGATATCCAATTTCAGTTGCTGAAACATCTCCGATTGATGTTGTGCTTGGAAGAACTACTGTTCCTGTAAATGTTGGTCCAGCAAGGTTTGCCTTTAAGTCAAGTGCTGTTTGTCCAGCAGTTGATACTGGCTTATTAGCATCTGTTGTGTTATCAACATTTGCAAGGCCAACATCTGATTTTGTAATTCCAGTAGGTGTATTAATTACTGGAGAAGTTAAAGTTTTATTTGTAAGGGTTTCTGTCTTAGAAGCAGTTGATTTAGCATCTAACTGAGTTTGGATAGATGAAGTAACACCATCTAAGTATCCAATCTCAACATCTGAAACATTGGCAACAGTTGCTTGCTTGCCGTTTAATTGAGTCTGGATAGATGAAGTGACACCATCAACATAGTTAAGTTCTGTTACGCTAAGAGTAGCGCCATCAAGAATGTTTAATTCTGCAGCGGTAGACGTAAGTCCAGCTAAAGTATTAATCTCAGCTGAAGTTGCGGTAACTCCAGCAAGTTTATTTATCTCTGCTGTAGTTGCTGTAACCCCATCAAGAATGTTTAGTTCTGCGGTTGAAGATGTTACGCCATCAAGAATGTTTAGTTCGGCTGTGGATGAGGTAATCCCATCAAGAACGTTTAACTCTGTAGAGGTTGCTAAAAGAGCAACTGCTTCGTTAACCTTTGGAGAAGTTAAAGTTTTATTGGTAAGCGTTTCTGATCCAGCAAGTGAAGCAACATCAGCATCTGACACTGCTGTATTTAATTGAGCAAGCGTAGCGGTTACTGTATTTGAAGTTAAGTTAATTGTTTTATTTGTTAGTGTCTCTGTGCCATCAAGTGTTGCAAAGTCTGCGTCTGACATCGCCGCATTAAAGTTAGATTTTGTACCAGTTAATGTATTTGAATTTAAGTTAATTGTTTTATTAGTCAATGTTTGAGTAGTATCAAGTATGGCAACTGTTCCAGTAGCATCTGGAAATGTAATAACTCTATCTGCTGTAGGGTCTACAACTTTAAGGCTAGTTTCAAAATCATTTGCTGTGAGGCCTTCAAATTTAACTTCATTCTGAACTTCAAGCACTGTACTATTAATAATAGTTGTTGTTCCCGATACAGTTAAGTCTCCTGATACCGTTACATTTCCGCTACCGTCAGCAAGAACTACTGTTCCTGTGGCATTTGGGAATGTAATTGTCCGATCAGCGGTGGGGTCAGTAACTGTTAAAGTTGTTTCGTGAGCATCTGCTGTTGCGCCTTCAAATACAAGGTTGACACCAGTGTCCAGGGATACGGTACCTGTGAAGGTCGGTGAGGCTAGGGGTGCTTTTAAATCAAGAGCTGTTTGCTGAGCAGTTGAGACTGGCTTAGCAGAATCTGCTGTATTATCAACTGACCCAAGTCCAACCATGCTTTTTGTTATTCCAGATACAGTACCTGTAAATGTAGGAGAAGCAATTGGAGCATAAGTACTTGCTGCTGTAGCAGAGGCAAGTTTAGCATCAAGTGCTGTCTGTGTAGCTGTTGAAATAGGTTTTGCTGCATCAGTTGTATTATCAACACTTGATAGACCAACGTCTGTCTTTGTAATTCCAGTAGGTGTATTGATTACTGGTGATGTAAGGGTCTTGTTAGTAAGGGTTTGTGTATTAGTTGTTCCAACTACCGCACCAGTAGCGCCATGAGCTGCTGTAAGGTTTGCGTGAGTTGTTACATATCCTGAAGCAGTTGTTTCAGCGTTTGTCTGCGATGCACTTGCTGCACCATACGCATCATAAGTATTTGCTGTTACAGATATTGCGCCTGTTGAATCGTTGTATGAAAGCCCAGTTCCAACACTGTTTCCAATGGCATCCTGTGCTCTCTCGTCTGTGAAGTAAAGGTTTGTTCCTTCTGAAAGTGCTGTTGTTGATGAAGGAATATTTGAAGTAAGTGCTACTGTGCCAGTTGCGTCTGGAAGTGTGATTGTACGATCAGCTGTAGGGTCAGTTACCGAAACCGTAGTTTCAAAAGCATTATCTGTTGCGCCTTCAAATGTAATGCTTGAACCAAATGATGGATTTACTGTTGAATTAGCATCAATAAAATAGTCAAGGTTGATCCAGTGATTTGTACCATCACCGATTTTAAATTTGTTTGTATCGGTTTCGTACCCAATTTCGCCCGCGTTTAAGATAGGGCCGTTGCCACTGTTAGTAGAGATCCACTGTGCCGCAGTGCCCCTACGCTGTTGCATTCTTGTTGCCATATCTATGTCCTCCCAGACCTTTTGCTATTATATCAGATAATTAATTAAAATTATCTACTGGACTGCCGCCGTCGTAACCACTATCCCAGGAATCTGTGCCATAAAATCCAGCATCTACTATAGATATATTATCTAATGCGCTTCCGCCGTCGTAAACACTAGCCCAGGAACTTGTATCATAAAATCCAGCATCTGCTGTAATTATAAATGTTGAATCGTAGAACCCTGCATCTTCAAATACAAAAATAATTAACCCAGTACCATCAACCGCGGTGTCGTGAATATGTTGTCTAAGGTCGTCTGCAAAGTTAGCAAGTGCAATCCAGTCAGCAGCTCCTGCAGAATAAACAGATAGACGCATTGATACTGTGTTAAACCATAGTTGCCCATCTACTGGAGAACCTGGTGCGGAAGACGCGGCAGTGGCACCAGCACCGCCGCCACCGCCACCTGAAGCGGCCCATGTTGTGCCGTTGTGGCTGTAGAGCGTTGAGTCGGTCGTATTAAAGTAAAGGTCGCCAGCACGCAAGGTAGGCGTGCTTGGAGCACTAGCTAGTGCAGGAACGTTTACAGGTACGAGCGATTTACGGCTCATGGGTTATCCCTGTACGGCTACGCGGAACTGATTAGATGTGGGAGCTACTGAGAAACTAACTGTGATGGTGTTTGTAGTTGTGTGTTCAACATCTGCTAGTACTTCAGCGTATGGTGAAGCAACTTCGTAGAGAGCAACTGTTACATCGCGAGTGCCTAAGTTGTGTGTGATTGTGTAAGAGGTAGCTGACCCGTCACCTAAGCTAACTGCGTACTTGCGAACAACTACCGCGGTGTCAATTGCTACATCGTTAGCATTAACCGTAATACCAGTGCCTGCACCAACATCAAGAGTGTTAGCTGCCTTAGTTAAACCAGCACCAGCTGTAATCTGTCCAAGGCCTGTAAACTGTGTAAAGACAAGAACGGTAGTTCCAACAGTAACTGTTCCGTTGTTTGTAAGTGTCCACGCTGAGTCTGCGTTGACAGTGCCTTCTTCTACAAATACTGCAAAAGAAGCTGTGATTTCAGCTGCGGTATCGGCATCAGTTGCTCGGGTAGGGGCACCAGAAGCGTTTACTGTATAGATACCGTTCTCTGATCCATCCGCTTGGTCTTTAACAAGAACGCGGTTACCTGTGGCAAGAGTTACTCCGTCAAGAGTATCTCCGTTTTCAAAAGCTGTTGCTAAAGTAACAGCTGCTGTTGTTGCCACACGAACAGAGGCTTTCCAATCAATACCAACAACAGCTGCGTCAACGTAGCCTTTGTTAGCGGCGTCTGTTGCAGTTGTAGGTGTTGCAAGGTTTGTAATCTTCTGGCTGTTAAGATCTACTGAAGCAGTAGCTACGGCAAAATCGTGTAGCTTGTTTTCAACGCGAGCTAAAGTACCATCTGCGTTTGGTACATAAATTATGCGGTCTGCGGTTGGGTCTACAAATGAAAGGGTAGTTTCGTAGGCATCTGCGGTAGCGCCTTCAACAACAATTGAAGAATCTGAAAGAGTAAGACCTGAAATTGTTGGGCTAGTAAGTGTCTTGTTAGTAAGAGTATCTGTAGTAGATCTACCAACCAAAGTGTCTGTTGCATCAGGGAGAGTAATTGTGCGATCAGCTGTTGGGTCTGTTACTTGAAGAGTGGTTTCAAATGCATCAGCGGTTGCGCCTTCAAAGACTACCGATCCATCTGAAAGATAAAGACCTGACACTGTTGGAGAAGTAACAGTTGGAGAAGTAAGAGTCTTGTTAGTAAGTGTGTCTGTAGTGTTAGTACCTACGAGTGTAGTTGACGCATTTGGTAGAGATACTGTGCGATCAGCTGTAGGGTCAACTACAGTAAGAGTGGTTTCAAACGCATCCGCGGTGGCGCCTTCAAATACGATGTTAACGCCAGTATCAAGTGTTACTGTGCCAGTAAAAGTTGGGTTAGCTGACGGAGATTTAGTATCAATCTGTGTCTGGATTGCAGAGGTTACGCCGTCTACATAGTTAAGCTCTGTAGTGGTAAGGGTAGCACCGTCAAGGATGTTAATTTCCGCAGCATCTGCGGTAACACCGTTAAGACCAATGGCTTCAAATATCGTACCGTTATAGATACGCATTTCATTAGACACGGTGTTGTAATAGATTTGACCAAGGACAGGACTTGCTGGGTCAGTTGCTAGGTTTTGAACTTTAGCATTTTGAAGCTCGTTCTTACCTAAATCAAGTGCGGTTAAAAACTTACGTGCCATTTACCTTCTCCTTTAAGAAAGATACGCGTTGCCGCTGAATGCGCCAGTAAAAGTAACGGTAAGGGAGTTCACGCTCGTATAAGCAATTTCGCCTTCTACGATTGAACCGCCTGAGTCCTGAACGGTAACGTTAGGTTTAAACCCCAGATTATGAGCAATAACCCAAGTAGCTGAGGAAGTTCCCTGCGTATGATGATACGCGACTGCGGGGGAGTTTATACCGCTAACTACAATATCATTTACAGTTATTGATGGTGCTGCTGGCGGCGTAACTGTAACGACAATTGGAACGTGAGTAGGAATTGTCATATTAATCCAATGTTACTTGTTGTTGAGTAAATATTTGGCCTCTAACATACGTCTGCTCAAAGTTGGGGTCAGAATCCATAGTCGCTTGTAGATCCCAAAAGGCTCGCACAGGCATGTACTTAGTAGCACTTGATGGAAGAGTTAATAGAATAGTTCCGTTAACAGCGCTGGTTTTAGTAATTGTAAATGTTGCGTAAATAGCTGGGCTATTTGGATAGGTTCGTACTTGAGCTTTAAAATTTAAATTAGTTACATCAAATGGGAAGTCAAATGTGCCCGACCAGTTATCACCCTGATAAAGAATAATGTCATAGGTGCCCGCGTAAGAGGGTAGTGGGGTTCTCCCCTTCAAATCATTATTAATATAAATACGCTCTGGTTTGCGAGAATCATCAATTTCTTGAGCTAGGTAGATAGGGACTAGCTTGTTAGTTGTTCGTGAGACTCTGCGTAGAGTGCCCATCTCCAACCGCCACAAACCAATGTTAAGTGCGGCGCATAGTTGCTTGTACTGCTCTACACGTTGGGTAATAATTCCAGTTAACTGGGTATAGCGCTGTGCGCGTGGGATTACAACCCCATCTGGAGCAGTGATGTTAATGTCAAAAGCGGCGTCGGTTGCGAGTGTCCATAGGCCCTCAATAGCCGACAAAATGGCCACAGGGTACTCTTCAACAGGCGGTAGAGAGGCTAGGGTTACTTGGGTACCAAACTGGTCTGTACGGTTGTCTGTGTGCTGTAGAACGGCCGTGTTAATGAACTCTTCAAGTTCGGTATCTAGGAAGTATCTTGAAGACATGCCTTCAACTACAATTGCAGCGTTAAGGGCTGGGGCGGTTACAAAGTGAATGACGCCAATACCACTTTCAAGGGTATAGCCAGCTGGGTACGCAATAGCCGTGCCCGCTACAGTTACATATAGCCCTGTTAATTCAACAGGTTTTGCATTTAAATAGAAGCTCTTTTCAGAGCCTGTACCTGTATCGGTAAACCTAAACTGCTTTTTAGAGTCTCCTAATTCAGTACGAACTCGTGCTACCAAGTCTGCAAGTAGGGCCATTATTAATCCTTACCTTTCAGGTTACATGGTGTCACTTTTTAAAGAAAAAGTCTTAATAAACGAAGAAGCGGGCCCGAAAGCCCGCCCCCCGCGTCTAACTGATTTAGATTACGCCTGCGAGGTAGCCTTTTTCCTTAAGGTGTTGAGCTACTTGTTTAGTGACTTTGTACTTTTGACCAGCTTTGAAGTTGTAGTTATTGCCTGCGCCAAGCGTCATGTTTTCAATTGTTTCAATAACACGAATTTCAACTGTGTCATTTGACTCACCTACGGTGATTACTTCATCAACAATTATAGTTTGACGGTCTGGCTTAGTTGCATCAATAACTTCTGTTTCAAGTCGTACAGCGGCATTAGCTGATGCCATAGACATCTCTGCTGCTCGTTCCTGCATAACTTCTAGATTATCTTCTAGTTGCTGCTCACGCATGCGACCAGTTACATCGGTGGGCTTTTTTGTAGCCATTTATATTCTCCTAATTAGTGACTGTGGAAGGGTGTGATGGGGCGAGAGTGCGGGCGTAATTTCAGCCCTTGCTTATCCTCGCCCCATCACTATTCAGTTGTATTAGTTGGTTTCTGCAATGATTACAGACTGATCTGTGATTAGACCAAGTCCAAAGATTGAGTACCAAGCAAGTGCGTGCTCACGACCGAAGTCTAGAATACCGCCATCGCGGAGTTCAACTGGAAGCGAGATTGCGTGACCGAATGCGTTATCTCCAATGAAGATAGCTGAATAACGATCAGATGCACCGTTGCCAGTGAATGTAGCAGGGGTTGTGTAACCTCCACCAGCAGTTACTGTTGGGTTAGCAACAGCTGTATCAGCTGAGTAGCCAGCGCCAGCACCACCAGCAACCTTAAGAACCTGTGTGGTCTCAATGAATACTGTGTCGTACAAACGGCCAATCTCACCAAGCATGAAGTTACCTGGAGCTGCGTACTTTGTGACTTCAATAAATTCTGGATTGTCACGAAGCTTACGGCTTTGGTGTGGGTGGATGAAAGCAACATATGTCTCACCTAGGCGAGGGATGTTCTTGGTTGCAAGTGTCTCAACTGCGTCCTTGACTGTCTTTGGTGTCAAGTTAAAGGCACCTGTCATAGAAGCGCGGGTTGTACCCTTTGTACCATCTGCATACCAGTTATTAACTGCTGAGAGGTTAGAGCGGTCTTCACCGTAGATTGTTGATGTAGCTGCATATAGTGTGTCGCGTGAAAGCTGATCTAGATAGATAGCCATGTTACGACCTAGAAGACGTGAGGCTGAAGCCATTACGTCATCGAATGAAG